ATCCGGTCCCGCTGAACTGGGCCTATATTTATCGGGACCTGTCGCCGGACTATGCGACGGGCCAGAATACGGCACCGAAGCCGGACGAATTGGTAGCGCCCTGGATTCGGGCTATCGTCGATGGAAAGGACCGTATCCAATACGATAAAGATTTAACCATGGCCCAATTCCGGGACATTAACGAAGCTATCCGGGCTGTCAATAAAGTGTCCCGCCGCGATTACGAAGCCAATACCCTTACCGATACAGACGGCAGCGTCATCGCCATTTCCGATGCCGCTGCCCGCTTGGTGAAGTCTTTGCCACACCGGGAAAACTGGGATGCTGAACAAGAGCGAAACGACCAGAACCGCAAAGGTCGGGGAAAAGAAATGCTCAGCGACGCCTTGTTATCGCTGACAAAAATCGAAACGCTGCTTCGGAACATGGGTAATGATTGGATGCAATTTATCTATAAACCTGTAGACCGGGCCAGCCGTCGGGAACTTACCATGCAGCAGGAAGCATGTCGGGAATTTGCGCGGATCTATCATATGTACTCGAATACGGAGTGGCGGAAGATGCGCAGCCAGAAACTGTATGCTGTTGGCAGCGTCGAACGGTTCACGAAAGAACAGCTCCTCGTCATGGCTTTGAACTGGGGCAACCAGGAAGGGCGGCAGCGCGTCCTTGATGAAGCGAACCGACACGTCAAGAACGAAGCACAGAAGGCCAATGAAGCCACAATTGAGGATATTTTCTCGCGGGCTTTAAGCAATAAGGACTTGGACTTCTTGGAAGCAATCTGGAGCCAGCTGGAACAATACTGGCCGGAGCGGAATAAAGTCCAGGAACGCTTGTACGGCTCTGGCATGGGGCGTGTCCGGGCGAAACCGTATACCATCAATGGCCGCAAAGTGAGCGGCGGGTACTATCCGATTGTCTACGACCCTCAGCTCACGACGCGGACCAATGAAATGGAACTGGATGACATTGTCAAGACACAGCTGTCCGGCTCTTCGACCATGGGTATTGGTATGGGCAGTACGAAGAAACGAGTGAAGCAAGTCAAGAACCAGATTCTTTATAAGAGTTTGGATGTATGGCCATCAGCGGTCAACGAAGCAATTCACCATATCTGTATGCGCGAAGCCGTCACTGATGTGTACAAATTAATTTCACATCCGGACGTGGAAGCGGCTGTTCAGGAAAACTATGGCATGAAAACGTACGCGTCCCTTAAACAATGGGCAAAAGACTGTTGGAAGACTGACGTCCAGAAGACCGATAAAATATCCCGTATGCTGGAAAACATGCGTCGTAACACGACCTTTGCGGTTATGGCCTATCGAACCAGTACAGCTGTCTTGAATGGCTTGAATATCCTGCCGATGATGAACCGCATTGGGGTATGGAATACAGTAAAAGCCATGGTGAATTTTGGCATTGGATTTTATAAAGGGACGCCGACATACAATCGGAATCGCCGCTTTGTCATGGAACACTCGCCTTTCATGGCGGACCGTATCAACACCATAGATAAAGACATGCAGCAGAAAATGCGCCTGACTATGCCGAAAAACACCAGCCGGGCAGGGCAGAAGGCACGTATCGCTCGCGACGCACTCAACCGCTACGGCTACTTCTTCATCACCGAAACAGACCTCATGTGCAGCCTGGCATTGTGGAAATATCAGTATGAAGAATCCCTTCGGCAGCAAATCGACGCTGGGAAGACGGACGAAAAATTGATGCGCGACCAGGCACTCTTTGAAGCAGACCAGGCCGTTCGCGACGTGCTCGGCTCCGGTATGGTAAAAGACCAGGCCGAACTGCAACGAAAAAATGGACTCGTCGCGCAGATTACGCCCTTCTACTCATACTGTAATACCGTTATGAATGCCCTCATCGACGCGGGCTATAAGTGGAAGTCGGGCAATCGCCTGGCCATGTTCAACGCAATGCTGTACTGGATTGTCCTGAACAGCGTATTTGAACAGCTGTATCGCTCGGCCGTATCCGGGGATGACCTGGACAAACTGCTCAAAAAAATGGGCGTCAAATCCATGACCAACACTGTACAAGGTATCCCCGTCGTCCGCGATGCGGCCGAAATCATCGGAAATCATATGTTCGGATTGCCGAACTACGACAGTAGCAACGTCCTGGCCGTATCTGCTGTAGACGAACTCATGAAAGCCTCGAAAGCAGCAGCATCCAAGAATCAGGACGCCACCGATGTAGCCCGCGCCGCAAACCGCGCCTTGAACCGCTTTGTTGGATTGCCGGACACCCTGACCGATGGCTTCTGGTCCCTCATGCGCTTCAGCATGGTAGACACCGACCGCAGTCTCACGGCCCTGGCCAATGCCGTCATCTTCGACCGGCGATATAAAACGGCTAAAGAGCGCGCCCAGGAAGAAAAGAAAAAAGCAAAGGAGGCTAAAAAATGATACAAGCAACAGAAGTATCAATAACGTATCGTGGCGATGGGGAAACGACAACGTTTTCCTACCCATACCCATACCGGATTGGAGGTGATATACATGGCTACTTAGTAGATACCGTCGGCAACGAAACAGAAATCACGACAAACTACCAATTCGATACCGTCGAAAACAAATATACCTATCCAGTAGCGGGCGACGCCATAGACGCCGATACGCGTATCAAAATAACCAGAGAAACACCGCTGCAAAACAACATCGACCTGCCGGACCGCTTACCTTTTTCCCTCATCGAAAAAGGGATGGACTGGATTATCATGATGCTTCAGGAAACAATTTATCGCGCCAACCTGGCTCCAATCAGCGCACAAGAAGCAACAAAACAAGCGGCCCTGGCTATGACATATGCCTATGAAGCACTGGATCACATGCAAAAAGCCGCTGCCGAACACGCGGCAGCAACAGAAGAAGCCAATAAAGCAACAGCACAGGCAAACATCGCCACAAACCGGGCTGAACAAGCGGGAAACTATTCAGCTACTTCATTTGCCGCTACAGCTCCGGCCTGGAATGAGTCAACAACTTACAGCTATCCAACTGTCGTTGCCTACACAGACGGAAATACATATCGTTGCATTGGCACTGATGTTGCTGGCGAAACACCAACCGACTCAACAAACTGGGTAAAAATTACTCTTGACGGTGAAAACTTCTTCGAAATAGACGAAACGGGAAACTTAATGCCATGCATCAGCCCGACATATTCGTCGCGATGGGAATTAGATGAGAACGGCGACATTATGCCGAGAGAAATTGTTAGTTAGGAGGATAAAACATGTCAACAAGAAATATTGTACCAAGAAATGACGGAGAAGGCAGCCTGGGAACGGCGGAGAAAAAGTGGGGCGAAACCAATACTAATAAGCTGACAGTAACGACCGCAGATATTGAAACAGGGACGGCCGACAAGCTGACAGTAACGACCGCAGATATCAAAAACCTTTCGGAGCTTATTTTAAGTAGCGTAATCCCCCATACAGCCGCCTCTCACAACGCTTTTTACCGTGGCAAAGACCTGACATCATACTTTACCAGCGGCAACATGAGTACAGCTATCGCAGCCGGAACATTCGATGACATTTTCCCGGGCGACTACATCATCAAGTCCGTGACGGTTGATGGTACGACGTATAGCGACGTCAAATGGATTGTCGGCGACCTTGACTACCATCTGCACCGCGGCGACACCGAGACAACTGCACACCATGTTGTACTTTTCCCTGAAGATAATATCGGGACCGCACGGATGAACTCGACGAATACGACCGTGGGCGGCTACCAGAATTGCGAGATGTGGACAACGACACTTCCGAAATATACAACGGGTATCGTTAATGCGTTCGGCTCAGACCACGTTTTTACACATCGCGAACGACTGACAAAAGCAATCGACAGTAATGCTTATTCTGGAGCTGGCGGCATGGGCAATGGTGCGACGATTTATACAGATGGGGAATGGACGAATGTTACAGTCAATCTTTTTAACGAAGCCATGATGTATGGCCACGCGCCTTTTGCCTCATCAGGCCGAGACACCTATGATTGTAACAAACAAATCGCAGCATTTAGATACGGGCAGAACTTCACAAGAAATTCATGGTGTTGGCTGCGTGATGTAGCGAGCGCCACTTATTTCGCGATTGCGTACAGCCATGGCGAGGCGGAGTGCGGCAACGCGTCGGATGTCGGCGGCGTTCGCCCGTATTTCCTGCTCCATTGACCCTATCCCGGCCCCTTTATGGGGCCAGGAAGAAGGAGGATGATTATGGCCGTATTGGCAAGAGATAGAAAGACTTCGAAGCTTGAATTTTACATGAATGCACGCAGACTGCACAAGAAGATTTTGTTCTTGATGGTGCGTGATTTCGGTCTCAAGCCGCGCGCCAGACAGCCGACGTTCTACACGCGCGGCTGGGCCGCAGAGGATAAAGAGCTTTTTGAGGCTATTACACAGAAATATGGGATTACGCGGGTTGTTGATGACTATCCGGCATGGATGATACAGACATTCCGCGACAAGCTTATCCGACAGCTCGACATGATGATGGAAGCCATCACCAGCGCATACACGATATGGGCGACGACGAAATCAGAAGCCGATTACCGGCGCGTATCGCAAGACCGCGCAATAGCAGCTTGCGAGAGCCTGAAGCAGACATTTGAGTTAATCGTTGATGTGCTGCCGGTCAAGGCGGAAAAGCTTATCCCGTACATCGACGAGATAAATCGAGAGATCGCGCTTTTGAAAGGCTGGAGAAAAGCTGACAATAAACGCAACAAGAATTTGAAATAAAGCATAGGGTATGGACTGATAGCGAGCGCCACTAATTTCGCGAATGCGAACAGCAATGGCGAGGCGGATTACAACAACGCGTCGAATGTCAACGGCGTTCGCCCGCTTCTCAGAGCGCTCAAAAGGCTATAAGCCGGAGTGCATAGCAGGGAATGAGTTTGTATCCTTCCCACAGGGTAAATAAGTGCCGTGACGCCTTGCACCTACGGGTACAGACTATAAGCGCGGCACCGAAAGGAACACATGACAAGAAACATTGATGCAGATGCATTCATCCGTGGCACATGCCGCTTGGAACGCTCATCTGGCTGGAAACAAAGCGCACAGCGCTTCCTACTCAATCGGCTGACCGAGGTATCCAATTTACAGAAAGATGTACTGACTGGGACATACCAGCCGGACCAAGGCGGGAAATTCCGCATCCATGAGAATGGCCACGAGCGAATCATACATGCGATGACGCCACGAGATGCTGTTTTACAGCATGTGCTGACAGACGAAGTCCTTATTCCGGCACTCAGGAGGTATTTGATTTATGATAATGGCGCCAGCTTAAAAGGAAAAGGGATTTCGTTCACACGCAGGCGGTTCGAAGAGCATCTGCGATGGCACTACCGAAGATACGGAACGGACGGATATATTTTATTGATTGATTTCCGTAAGTACTTCGACAATATCCGGCATGATACCGCGCTCAGGCTGGTAGCAGAAAAGATTCCTGATAGTATCATCATAAGCATCCTACAAAAGATATTTAAAACGTACGAAGTCGATGTTTCTTACACCAACAACAAAGACATTGAGAAGGAAGTGTTCAATTCGCTTGAATACCAACATATCAGCAAAGAACTTCTGACTGGCAGACGATACATGCGGAAATCTATCAGCATTGGCTCACAGATTTCGCAGATCATTGGCGTATTCTATCCGACGCTAATTGATAACTACTGCAAGACAGTAAAGGGTATCCGCTGCTATGACGCATACATGGACGATAGGATTATCATCCACCCGGATAAAGAGTGCCTAAAACGCCTGCTGAAAGAAATTGAAACAATTGCCGGCCAGTTGGGCATTACTATCAACAAGAAGAAAACGCAGATAGTAAAAATATCCCATGGATTTACCTGGCTAAAGACGCGCTATATATTGACCGATACTGGCAAAATCATCCGCAAGATTCCACGCGACGCTGTGAAGCGTGAAAGACGGCGGATAAAGAAAATCAAACAGCTTGTTGAGACGGGAGAGTTAACCGAGAAGCAAGCGTGGGTGCAGTATAAGTCGTGGCGCGGTGATAAGAAGTGGTATCATGCACATCGGACACTCAGGGATATGGACAAGTTATATAAGGAGTTGATGAAAAATGACAAATGACGAAAGAGAATTATTACAAACTGAAATTCAAAAGCTCCAATCGAGCCTGTCAAGCAACACCTCAGAAATAGGTGATTATCGTATTATTAAAATTTACGAAGCCAGACTGAATGGAAGTAAAGGCCCTTACGATGCAGCCAAACTAATTGCTGATCGCGAAGCGACCCGCAAAAAAATCAATGACTTAAAGGCGGAGTTGGAGAAAGCAAATGACAACAGCTGAAATTATAGAAGCGCAAGAAGAAATTATAGCCATACAAAACAAAGCAATTACTGAATTGGCAATGAGCGTCGAACTAAGCCAGTCGATAAAAAACGCATTAAAAAGCGCAGACACATCAAAGAGACAAATAGAGGGAGCGTTATGAGTGAACATGATTTTCAAACAGAAGTCCTGGAGCGGATGAGTCGACTAGAAGCGCAATCAAAGCAAGCGCTCGATACGGTGAAAAAGTTGGAAGAACAATTCCAAGCTACAAAAGAGCTGGCGATTATCGCAGATCAGCGCGGCCGCTCGGCACATCATCGCATCAATTCGATGTATGTCATCGCTGGCATTATTGGCGGCATTATATCTTTCATTGTTGATTATTTTCGGCATTAGGAGGGATGCTATGAAAAAGATTGTCCAATTTGGACATTGGGCAGAGAAAAATTGGCTGGCCTTAGTCATCATGTTGTCCGTCATCATGATGATTTTTCTTTGCCTGATTTTATGTAGCTGGCTTTACGGGTACTGGTCAAATGCCTTACACGGTACGAAGTTTGAACTTATGAGTTGCTGGTCCGGCGTCTCTGCCGTGGCCGGCGGCTTGGCCGGTATTGTAGGCCTGGCAAAAGCAGCCTGGACAAAGTACGGGATGGATTCGCGGTATAATTCGCCAGTAGGAGCTATGCCATTAAGACAGGAGGTAAAGAAGGATGCAGGGAAACGTATTTAGACGTCTATACAAAATGGGATAATTGTTGCGTAAAAGATTAGGAGGAATATATATGAGTACAGTTAAAGCATTTATCAGCCAGCCTATGAGAGATAAAACTGACAAACAAATTTTAGCGGAACGGACCCGTGCAATCAAAGCGATTAAAAAGCAATATGGCGAAGACGTTGTTGTGCTGGACTCGTTTTTCCAGGGAGCACCTCATGATGCTAAACCGTTATGGTTTTTAGGTCACTCCATCGTTATTTTATCGCAGGCCGATGTGGCATATTTTATCGGAGATTGGAAAAAATACCGTGGATGCAAAGCAGAAAATATGCTGGCTCATGAATATGGAATTAAAACGATTGAAGAATAGGGGGCGTACATATGAAAGTAATTGATATTTCTGATTGGCAAGAAGGCATTAACTTTGACGATATTGTCAATGCTGGCGTAGAAGGCGTCATCATTAAAGCGTTGAACGGACAATCTCCGACGGCTTGTGTTTATGATTTCCTCTGCGAATGTCGTAAGCGCGGCTTACCGTGGGGCGTCTATTGCTATACTCGCGCCTATACTCCCGATGAAGCCCGCGTGGAAGCACAGGTCATGCTTAATCTGTTGGGCGGTGAAACACCGGCGCTGGGGATTTGGTATGACATTGAAGATGATCCCAAAACGCTGCCAAACCCAGCTAAATGGTTGACTGGCGTTGCAGATCCTACGGGCCGCTGTTCTGCATTTATATCAGAATTAAATGCAGCCGGTCAGTCGGCAGGAATCTATGCGGGTTATTACGCTCTTCGTGACTATATCGCAACGGGGGAATTGGCAGATTATGTCCCAATTTGGTATAACCAGTACAATGCAACGTGCGATTACTCGGAAGTTTGCCGCTTGCCGCTGGCAGGATGGCAGTACACATCCAATGACCGCATTGATGGCTGGGACTGGGGACTGGATATGAATAAATGGTATATGTAGGAGGTGATCTTATTGTATCTGCCGCAGAGAAAGGAAGTTGAAGCCATTGTCCGACAAAATAAAACACTTATCATTGCTTGCTTGTTGTTGTTTCTTGTTGCTCTTACCGGGGGCTGGATGGTGTATCGGCACTACGATAGACAAGCAGCCAGCGACAATCACGATGTCCGCCGTACAGTACAATCAATTAAAGACGACAATCAGAGAGCTAGAGAGCAACTTGTCAACGCTTCGGATGAAATTGAACAAGCTCGACGGCAACTCGATGAAGTTGCAGACTCAATTAACAACAGCCAACGAACAGTTGACGAAAACAAAAAACTCGTTGCAGACAGCAAGTGTCTCATTGACTCAAGCCAACAACGAATTACAGAGGCAGAAAGAATCTTTGCAGACATTGACAGAAGAAATAAATAGCATGACAAAAAAAGAAGCCCGCTTAAAACGACAACGGGATACCTGGGCCGTTACAGCAGGGATTTTTTTGGTGGGCTGGGTGACAAAATAATGGCATACATGTAAAGAAAGTGCCCCCTAAATTCAGTGATGCAATCAGCTGAATTTAGGGGGGCTTTTTACTGCATAATTACCACTGTGCGAGAAAAAACATACTAGGCAGAACAAAGAATATAGAAATAGCTTTCTGTGAAATGAATTGGTTTAGAATTAATAATATTGCGGACCACCATGAATGAAAAGAGCTTGTCGCACGTAATCGTGCCCGGGCTCTT